CGAACGTCCTTCTGCGTTGCGACGAGGTAGTCTCCATAACTCTTGAAGATCGGACCTCCTTCTTCCGTCGGTAGTGTCCTGAACCCGGAGGGGGTGGTCGATGTCGCTTGATACATGGGACTCTGAACAGGCGTCGCCATTTCTCCTTGTCTATATAAATGCCGAAGTTCGTTGGCGCTGCAAAGAAAGACGCTGCGAAGAAGGCTCTTCAACAGCGTCCGACTCTTGTGCTCTTTTTTATGACAGGGTGCCCGCATTGCGAGGCGAATCAGCCTGCCTGGGAGGACGCGAAGAAGAAGGCTCCTGCGGGAACAAAGATCGTGGAGGTCGATGCGGATGCGACTCCTGAGGATGAGGGGGTCGAAGGCTTCCCGACGATGAAGCTCAAGAAGGCGGACGGCACGGAGACCAAGACGTCAGGCGAGAAGCGGTCGGGCGATGAGATTCTCAGTGAACTTGGGGCGAAGAAAGGGGGCTCAAAGCGGCGCCGACGGACTCACCGCTCCCGGCAGCGGAAACTCCTCCGCCGTACCCTTCGCAACTACGTAGCTCTCTGAGAGGAGCTTATCCGTCTTCGCATTCTTGCCAAGGAACTTGAGGAGACCCGCGTGATCGTCTTCGGGCACGGTGTGGAAGTTGCGCTGCGCCTGAACCAGGTCGTAGACATCCGTGGTGTCAAGATACATGCTCGACGTCTTGGCGAAGGCAGCGTTGATCTTCGAGCGCACCTCCTTGGTCGTCACATCTTCAGGAGCCGGCGGGCGGTCAGGATTGTCGAGGATATCCGTCAGGGGTGCATTCATGAACGGATTGTCGGGGGTCGGGAGCGTCCGATCTTCGCCAACATAGGAGGACACGAAGGATTCCACCATCTTCTTGGCTTCGGGGAACCATCCCCGCAGGAAGATCGTGAGTCCCATGACGACAGGGACGATCAGGAGATACCAGGGGTCCAGCGAAGTGAGAAAGAGGAGGACGGACAGATACGCTGAGAAGCGGACCACTGCGTTGAGCGCATCCGGAACACTCATCTTGGGGGTCGGAACGAATCGAGACCAGGTATCACTCCGGAACAGGATACTCGGGTCGTCATACCAGAACGGCTGCGACATCTCTTATCCTTCAGCCACGAGCTTTTTCCTTCTGCTTTTTCTGAAGACGAGCCACCATACGAGCTCGGCGAGCATCGGGGCTATTGGAGAGAATCTGCGCGGACGTATTGCCCGTCGTACCTCCGCCGGCATCCCCGACGATCATCTCATTCAGATACTTGCCAAAGGACGACTGGAACTTGGCACGAATCATTTCAATCTCGCGAATGAGTTCCTGCTGGTTGATCTTTCCCGACTTGATCTTGTCCTCCAGGATACCCTTCGCCCGCTCGGCGATGTCATTGAGGGTGTCATTCCCCTGCGGGTTCCGGATGAGCTCGAGGATCTGCTCGGGGTTCTCCAGATCAATCCCAAAGTCTGAGGCTTCAAAGGACGAGGCGATATCGCCGATGATGCTCACCAGGCGAGTGTTCATGACGAGCTCGAGGATCTCCTGAAAGGAAGACTGGGTCTCCTCATCATCAAGGAGCTTCTGGATCTCATCGGACTGAGCGGACCCACCTGGGACAAGACCCTTGAGCGCCTCGAGGAGGGTCGAGAACTTCTCCTTGGGATCACCGTGGAGGACGGAATAGAGAATCGCCATCTGGAGGAGCTTCCACTCGTCATCCGTTCCGTCCCAGGGAACCTTCAGCCCAGGGAAGATGTCGACTTCAGCGAGAAGCGTGTTATCCTTCTTGAGAACACGCAGGACGTGAGGAAGGAAGGTCGTTTCGAGATGCTCGAAGAGTGCCTCAGTCGCCTTGGGGACTCCCGGCACCTCCTTGCCCTTGAAATGGGTGACGAGCTTGCGAAGATGCTCCATTTAGGTTGTACGAGAGGTTCTGTTCGTAAACAGCTTTGCGCGGCTGCGCGGCTAGTCCTTGCTGCTGCGATTGCCGCCACGAGAGGCAAAGTCCGCAAGCTGCTTGTCCGTGAGGCAGACGCACCCCCGGTCGCCAGAGAACGGGCTCGGGCAGCAGTCGGCACTCATACGATTACCCTCGAACTGGAAGAGCTGCTGGTCGTTCGCCATGTCATAGGGGCGCTCGGGGACAGGCTTCGGCTCAGACCCCAGGAGGGGAGGCGTACCGCTGTAGCCCGCAACTCCGACAGCCCCCGCGACAGACTGCATGTCGAGGGGCATCCCAATCTCACGCTGGAAGAAGCGCTCCTTCCCGTCCTCCGAGTCGGAGTCAGACCCGCACGTCACGGGCGAGGACTTCCCCATGTACCGCATGAACACACCAGCAAGCAGCGCCGCAAAGAAGAGCGCGAGGACGACGAACGTTTTCTTCATTGTACTCTACGGGTGGAAAAAAGCGCAAAAACGGATGGGTTCGTACCGAGGTGATCGACCTCACCATGGATTATTCCACAATGTCACTGATCGAACTCAAGCGGACCGCCAAGGGGCGCGGACTCAAGCTCTACTACATTCTTCCCAAGGATGAACTCGTCCGACTGCTCTCCCTCCCCGAGCTCCCTCTTGAGCTCCGCCTTCAGAAGAAGACAATTCGCCAGCTCCGCCAGGAAGCCAAGGCGAAGCAGCTCAGTGGATTCTGGGGGTTGTCGCGAGGCGAGCTTCTAACCCTTCTGTATCCCAACGAGCAGAGTGCCTCGAACAAGAATCAGAAGGATCAGTGCAACACAGACGAACATGATGACCCACAGAACCATCGCGCCTAGCAGGTAGGGATAGACGAGATGAAAGACGGAGACAAGGATCGGGCGAAGAATTGCGGTTTGGATTTCGGGGCGTTGAAACTGCTCGACCGCGTCGGCTAGAAGCGCGTCAAAGAGTTTCTTCATAAATTTGTCTATCGGTTGATATAAACATGAAGCTGTCACAGACGAAGATGGTCCGCCTCGGGCTTATGCTGGCTGGCGTTTTCGCCCTCTACGTTCTTTTTACCTCGTACTCTGGCTCCAAGGGTGCGCTCCTGGACAAGGCAGAGGAGCTCGGCGGTCTTGGCACCCCGGGTCCCCTCTCCGAGCAGGGTCCCTCTATGGGCTCCCCGCACGCGGTCGGGGGCAATGCCGCCTCCGTCCAGGGCATGCAGGGTCGTACCCCCGCGTCCCAGCAGACGTACTCCTCGACCAGCCTCTCCTCGTCTGAGCTCCTCCCCAAGGGCGAGATTGGCGCATCCCTCGCAGCCGTGAACCCCGTTGGCGCTGAGGACCTCAAGGGTCAGAACTTCCTCCAGGCGGGCTACCACTCCAACATCAACGTCGTCGGCATCGCGCAGACGAACCGCAACCCCTCCTACGACATCCGCACGGAGACCCCGAACCCCCAGGCGAAGATCGGTCCCTTCCTGAACACCACCATCGACCCGGATCCGTTCAAGGCGACCCACGCCCAGGATGGTCTCTCGGCTTAAGGATGACACCTTGACTCGCATCGAGGAGAGGGACGACGTCTCGTGGACGAATCCAGAACACACGCTCTTTGTCGCAGGCAAAGCAGTACATCCTATAGTGATTGGGCTGCCCATCCTCGTGAGCCCACATTCCATAATAGTTCCCCTCCTTGTGCAGACGAAGACACGTGGGGAGGTCCATACTCTTTCTCTTCGTCGCTCTGTATAATATGATTCCTATCGCTGCTGTCGGTGTTGGCGCGCTCGCTCTGATGGCAATGCAAGGACCCCGAAACACACTTCGTATGACTGGACCTGATGGGCAGTCGTACGAGATGCAGAACCTCCCTGACAAGGAGAAGGCGGTTAGCCTGATGGCAGACATCAAGGCTCGACTCCTCAAGCTTGTCAATCACTACAAGAACGATCAGGCTCTGTCGGCTGATCCTCCCGTACGTCGCTTCCTCGAGCGGTTCAAGACCGATGTCTTCATCGAGAACGACATGGGCTCTCGCGATACCTCGTATAGCGAGAACAAGGGACAGAAGATCGTCGTCTGCCTTCGCGACAAGACCAAGGCACCGCAGTATCCGCTCATCGATACGAATACCATCATGTTCGTCGTCCTCCACGAGATGGCGCACCTCATGACCGAGACCATCGGGCACACCCAGGAGTTCTGGAGCAACTTCCGCAGGATCCTCGGCGACGCTGTTCAGATCGGGCTGTATACCCCCGTCAACTACAGCCAGCGCCCCACTCCCTATTGCGGAATGACCATTACGGATTCTCCCCTGTAAGAGGTAATGAAGACCCTCACCCTTGCGGTCGAAGGAACCTTTTCCGAGGTGTCCTTCTACGGGGACGATACGATTGGACGGGTTCGAGAGCTCATTGCCATCGAGCGGGGGAGTCATCCTGATCGTCTCTTCCTCCAGCTTCGTGTGACCCTGCCCGAAGGCTATTACTCCACGCCCAAGGAATGGATGGGGCTGTTCTTTCGGCTGTCGCGCGACGGACAGGTTGTCTCCGAGGAGGCACTCCGGATCTATGTGACCGAGATCCGCACGGGAGCCTCGTCCTTCCCGCGTCGCACCTATACCAAGGACCAATGGGAAGCTGTGGATTCTGTGTCTCCCATCCGCGATGGAGGACAGGAGTGGCATATCCTGGGCGCGAAGGTCCAGACGATTCTTCCCTTGCCGCCTCGTGACGTCCCGCTTCCCACCAGCATGATTCCGCTCTTGTCGCTGCAGAGCCTCTATGAGACCCTTCACCCCTTTCCGGCGTCCGAGCTTCGTGCGACTGAACTCCCCGCGGATCCGTCTGACGCTGTGCTTCGAGCCTATTTCCCGATGTTCCGTCCCGAGACCCCTCCCAACCTCGATGCGAGCAAAGCCTCCATTCTCAAAGCCCAAGCTGATCTTGCGAAGCTCATTGCCCTCCCCGTGAAAGCACACACGAGCTCTGTCATCACAAAGGCGAAGTGGTTCATTCCCCTCAATGCGACGACCATTGCCTCGCCCCGCACACAGTTCGAGCAGATCTTCTATGGTCTCACGCTGTCCAAGACCACTCCCTATATCGCCTACTATACCGCGGAGACCTCTGCCCTTCGAAGCAAGTTCTATGTTGAAGACCCGAAAACCAAGACTCCGGTGCTGGACACGTCTCTCCTCCGCGGATGGTATGAGACCACGAAGCCCTCTCGTCGTCGTCCGACGCTCCTTCTGTATCGCGGGTCGTCTCGTGGAGTCTTCCAGCGCATTGCGATCACCTCCGTCGACATCACGGTTGACATCCGGAAAGCCAAGACCTCGACCGCTGGACTCGAGGAGATGAAAGCGGAAGCCGATGAATGGCTTCGGTCGCTCGATGCGGTGATGCCGTTCTTGGACACCCGGGATCTCTCCGCGGACCGCTGGGAGCTGATGGACATGTCTCTTGTCGCAACCTACGCGAAGGAGGTGACCGAGTTCGATATGCTTCGGTTCCCGTGCCTGCAGTCTGTGTTCGGTGAACAGGCAGGAACGTTCCGTCTGCTTCGCTCCGAGCAAGCGTCCGATGCAGTTTCGCGTCGCGTGGTGGATGCCTGTCAGAAGCTGAATCAGGAAGGGGCGCTTCCGACGGCTGAGTATCTCGCGACGGAGTTGGAGACCTCTGTGGAGGATGCGACGGCTCTCCTCGAGGAGATCACAACAGGAGACATCAACTGTGATCGCGCACTGCGGGACTACCCGACTCTGAAGCTGGACCGGAAGGAGATCGAGGTCAATTTTGCCACGGATCCCGAGCGGATTCTCGCGTATGCCGATATCCTTCGCACTGTGCTGACGACAGACAGTGATGCGGTGAACGAGGTGTGCCCGCGTCGGAAGGAAACAGTGACCCCACTGGCGTCTGTTCCTCAAGAAGGTCCTGCTGTCGAGGAGGATGTGGACGAAGACCTGCTCGCTCTGCTCGGAGTCTCAGATGAACCTGCCCCAGCTCCAGCCGCCCCCGAGCCCGTGAAGAAGTCTCGCAAGCTCAAGATCGCGGAGGACCAGACCAATACGCAGAATTACTTCAACGAGCGGCTCAAGACGTTCAATGCCGAGCTCTTTGCACCGCCGTACAGCAAGGAGTGTGAGAAGTCCCAGCAGGTGATTGTCCTGACCCCAGAGCAGACCCAAGCGATTCGCGATGATCCGGAGCGGGGAGCCGACTACACCTATGAGACGGCTCCTGAGGGTGAGACGCTCGAGATTCCAGGAGGTACAGCCATGTGCCCGCCCTTTTGGTGTATGACGGACCAGATCCCGCTTCGCGAGAACCAGCTCATCAAGGGAGACGATGGAGTGCAGCACTGCCCCGTCTGCAATGGCAAGGTGCGCCCGAACGATAAGGTCAGCACCAAGGAGTTCTCGGTCATCAAGCGAGAGACGTCGAAGGGAAAGCGGACCCCGTATCCGAAGTTCATGAAGAAGCGCGATGGTGTTCCGTGCTGTTACCCGAGTCCGTCCAAGGAGTCTGTGTCGCGGAATCTCAGAGCTGATGAGACCTACATTCTCAACGAGGACAGCAAGGATGTTCCTCCCGAGCGTGCAGCCAAGCTGTCAGCGGATCTCGCAGATCGCCTTCATGTCCCGACCTCCTACGCGACGAGTGTGGTGCGCGGACGTCTTGAGTTCGAAGCCTCAGACCTGTTTCGCATTGGACTGGGTCGTCCGTCGGAGACGCTCCCTCGACTCTTGTCCGATCACCGGCGGATCCCACCTCCAGCCGAGCGTCCAGAGCTTGTTCGGCAGTGTTCCTTCTTCAGCACCTCACGGTCCAAAGATCCGATCCAGGAGTTCGCAGATGCGTATGCAGCGAAGACACTGGACCCGCTTGACGAGCTGGAGTACCTGTCCTTTGTCCTGACCTTTAGCGTGATCCTCGTCAACCCGACAACCTTCGCAGTTCGGTGTGGGTTCCGCACGGCGTCTATCGTGACCAAGCAGAGGACTCTCATCGTCTTCAGTCGGGAGGATGGCGCTGGACTTGAAGTCCTCGGGCAGATGAAGCGGGAACGCAAGGGAAAGGGCTATGCGACAAGCTATACGATCGATCGCACCCAGCCTCCGCTGGACAAGATCACCACTGACATCGTAACGATCCACCAGCAAGCCTGTTCTGCGGATCTCCCGAGCGTTCGGGATGCGTGGAGTGCTGCGCAGACGCTTGGATTCGCAGACCTCGGAGTTCTGACGGATCCCAATGGTCTCTACCAAGCCTTCCTGTTCAAGGGGCGCGCGATCATCCCCTTTGCGTCGACGAGCGAGTCTCCAGCCTCTGGGTTTACGCCGGTGTCGACTCAGATGTACCACGACCTTGCGGACAGCGATCTCCCGTCGTATACGGATCAGGTGTCTGTCCTCAACCGCCTCGAGACGACGCATCGCGGGCTCTTTACCTACGCGAAGGAGCTCGACCATCGGAATGCCATGGGACAGATCGTGGAGATCGAGACGGCGACGCACTTCCGGATCCCCGTTCGCCCGCAGGACGATGTAGGTCCGGACACCGAAGTCCTTGAGACAGTTCGGAAGGCATCCTCTGGGACGCTGAAGGGAGAGCAGGTTCTCGTTCGCGGAGCTCCGGATCCCGAAGGACGTGCGCTGAAGGATTCGATCGATTATGCCTCTGAACTCACAGAGTTTCTCCTTCTGTCCCTCGCAACCGATCTGCAGACAGATGCCGGTGGAGACATCGTTGAAGCGAAGTATGCTCCCCTCCGGACAGCAGTTGAGACACAGGACAAGGCGGCTCTGAGGACCCAGTTGGATGTCTGGTATGCAGCGGAAGCGTATGAAACCAAGACGAAGACTCCCTATGCCTTTCTCAGCAAGGTGCGGACTCCCTGTGGACAACTGACGAATGAGGAGACCTGCTCAAAGTCCTCGCTGTGCGGATGGCGCAACGGGGACTGTAAGATTCAGGTTCGGTCGGCACAGGTCAAGTCGAAAGAGCTTCTTGAGCGGATTCGCTCGACGCTCCTGACCAACGCGAAACTGCGAGCGCTTGTGCTCGACAATCGCATGTCGCCTTTCTTCAGCACGGTGTTGTATTTGGAGATGCCCAATGAATGGATCACCACGTCGTATTAAACGCGACGACGAGTCTTGCGGCGAGACTTCTTCGCCTTCTTCGTCTTGCGACCTAGACCAACCGATCCAGGGCTGATGGGGCGCTTGAGAGCGGTCAGCGCAAGTTCCTTCGGAGTCCGCGGGTTCTCGAGAAGTCCGCGGCTCGCAAAGACCTGACGCGCCAGGGCTGCCTGAGACGGACCACCGTCTTCCGACGAGGTCCGATTCAAATACGCTTTACGCGGGGTCATGGGCATACGTTGACCTAGATCACCTCCTCTCATTGTCTCTAGAGCGACAGGTTTTTTGCACGTAGCCTTGGTGGACTTACACTCCGCCTTGTTCGCCATGTCATGAATACAGACGGTAAACCCGGCGCGCACATACGCCTCGAGTTTGTCCGTCGTCAGCGCGTCCTTGAGGAAGCGATCTGCAACAAACGCCGAGTCCGAGAAGGTCAGCGTCTTTCCACGAAAGAGCGCCGGAAGAACCTCACGCATGAGCTTCTCGCGAATGAAGCGTTCCATGATCTTCAGCGTGCAGGGCTCTGGAATCACCCACGACTGCATGAACGTGCCGGACAGAAAGTTGATCGTAAACGCCGTCCCATGCTTCCAGAGTTCTCCTGCACCATGCACGCGAGTCGCACCGACGGACATCGCAATGGAATAGTGAACGGTGCCGAGTTCCAGCATCGTCTCCGTCTTGGAGGCGACGAACTGCGGTGGACCTCCGTCGGTCGAGTAGAGGAGCCACGTATAGACGCCCTCTGGCGCAGAGTCGAGATCGGCTACACTCAACCGCGGAATCGTCTCCAGAAACGCCATCACCTCTTCCTTCGTCTTGGGGAGACCGACATACGCGATGTCCTGAGTTCCCTGAACCCGGTACTCGCAATTCATCGAGGGCTTCATAATGATCGGGAACCCATCCGACGTGATCTTCAGGGGCATTCCCTCCGTCCACGCCTGTTCACAAACAGCCCGTGTCCTCGCCCTCGTCTCCATGAGCGCCTTCTCTTGGGCGCGTGTCTGCATTGTCTTCACCAGTGAAAAAGAGAGAGGAGCTCCTCTCGTCTTTTTGTGGTGAGGGTGTTGGATGTATGGGACAAAACCTGCTTACGCCTTGATGAAGTGGACCTTGAGGTACTTCTGGAGGTTGAGGTAGGTGACCTCGGTCTTGTCGTCCACGCGGAGGAGCTTGGAGAGGGCCGCGTTGGGGAGGATACGGCGCTTGAAGTTGGGGTCAAAGCAGGAGTGGCTCTTGACGTACTCGGAGACGAACTTGGTCACCTCAGTCTGGGAGCGCTTGGAGCCCGCGCCGATGCCCATGAAGGAGCAGAGCTCGGGGGTGAGCGGGCGCTGGACGAGGAAGGCGTTGTTCGCACGGCGAGCCTCCCAGGCAGCCTTCTGCTCGGGGGTCATGTCAGCCGGGTTGATCTTGCGCTTCTTCTTCGAGTCGCGAGCCTCCTTCTTCGCCGCCTTAGCCGCCTCCTGGGTCGCCTTGACCGCATCGCGGACCTTGGCGGTGAACTCAGTGGAGAGCGCCTTGAGCTGCTCGGTGAGGGTGGCGAGGAGGACCTCAGAAGAGATGGCAACCGCCGGGGCAGTCGCCGTCGCAACGGTGGGGACAACAACCTCAGCCTTGGCGGGGGTCTCCTTCTTAACCGCCGCCTTCTTGGCGGGAGCCGCCTTGGGGGCAGCAGCAGGCGCCGGGGCGGGGGCGGCGGCAGTCTTGGGGGCGGTCTTCTTGTCGGCGGGCATCTTGTTTGCCTTAACGGAGGAAGTAGTGGAGGACATTTTTAACGCGTTGATATACTTCTTACCTCCCGCGGTCATGTAAACGGCTTGCGTTTGGTCGACCCGCGAACTTTCTAGGCGCCCACAAGAAACTTCGGACACTCGCGATTCGTATACTTGACAATACCGCGCCGCTTCAGTTTGTCCTCGAGATAGTAGGTGCGGTAGGCTTGAACGGCATCGGGATGCTTGTAGGCATCGGGCATGGCTTGTCGAAAGGGAGTCGCCTCGCAATCTGGAAGGATGGGAGGGTTGGACTTGAGCCAGGTGATATGCCGCTCGGTCTTGTGGGTCTTGTGAGAGCCATAGCGAAACCGGTACTCTGCGCAGAGAGCCACTCCGAGTTCAACCAGCCAGAGATAGTTGGCGCGACTCTCCCGTACCCAGATGGCACATGGGTGGTTCGCATGCGTCTTCTTATAGGCTCCCTCCGGAAGTTCCGGGGTTCCCAGGACGTGATGAGCACTGTATAACAATTGAGCCGTTTCAAGGATCATCTTCACCACGTGTTTGTCGCAGTGAAGGCGAGCCGCGAGATGCGGGCAGCGAGAGAGGACGAAGATATTCATTTGGGGCAGGATCGTCGTCCGTGACCTGAACCAATCCGTTTTCAGAGGCGATGGAGTGCAGAGAGGATACAGAAGGCGAGTGGAAACGGACTCTCGGTATGACAGAGCATCGCCATCAAGGCATACGATCCTTGGAGGACGAACTGGGCTGAGGAAATCGCACCCGCTGTCATAAGGCATCGATGGATCAGATGCGAGGCAAATCGATTGCCGGGCAGGGTTGCCTCTACGTCGTCGCGTAAGATGCGGAAGACACGCAGGTATTGGTGCATGGTCATGTCAAGGAAGGGCTCTATGGGTAGAGTCCCAAATCCGCAATCCGCAATGGACTGACTAATGATCGTCCACCGCATGGCCAAGCGCTCGTTGAACTGGAGCGGATCCGCTGGAATGAGCTCTTTATGCCGACGACGATACGACCAGAGCTTCCGCAGTCGCGTCCGAGTCTCAGAGGACAGCGGAACCTTGGTATACGGATTCGAGGGCTCCGTGGAGCGTTGCGCCCACTTCCAGATCGTCCCAAAGTCAAACCACCAGAGTTTCCCATTCTCCTCGAAGGCGAAATAGTCCATCGGGTACTGGCGATCGGAAGTCTCGCAGGTTACCAAGTCATCGTCATTCGAGAGACCAACGCGATGGAGGACACCGGGTCCACCCATCCGAAGCCGACGACGAACTCGATTTCCACGAACCCACGCCTGAATCCGAACCACTGATCCTACTTTCTCTTGGTTCACACTCGACCAGAGTGTGACCGATTTCGATCTCGCATGCACCCCGCAGAGGGTGTGTCCGGCGAGGGCTTTCAAGCGACACTGCTCGACCGATCCCTTCTTCCGCACCGACGCACACGTTGGCATCTATTATCAATTCAGAAACATGCCCTGAAAACGGATCGGGGGTTTTGCGGGGGGAGACAGGTATACTCTAACACAATGTCTACCACTGCAATCATCTCTGCTTCCACTCTCGATGCCTCCAAGGTCTCCTTCGGCGATATCCGCATGAACAAGGCGGGTGGCAAGACAGTTCCGATCAAGTACAACGGACAGAGCCTCCAGATCCGCATCCCCAAGTCTATGTATCCCATGGGCATCAACATCCGCGAGACTGAGAATGGCAACACCTACCAGATGGCGCTGACCCTCAAGGGTTGCGACACCTACGCAAAGGAGCGTGCGGATGCGTCCGCGGGTGAGTTCGGCGTCCTCTACAACTTCCTCCTCGACATGCAGGAGAAGCTCCTCGACGTCGGCACGGCGAACAGCGCCAAGTGGTTCGGCAAGTCTCGCACTCGCGAGGTCCTGACCGACATCATGAAGCAGTTCCTCAGCCCCAGCGTCGAGCGTGTCAATGGCGAGTGGGTTCCCTCCGGCAAGTATCCTCCGAGCTTCCGCATGAAGGTCCCGGTCTACGACGGCGTCGTCAGCATGGATGTCGCTGACAGCACCGGCAAGCCGATCGCAGTCGATCTCGAGAACATCTCACAGGTCTTCCCCAAGCGTGTCGAGGCGTCGATCGTCGTCACGCCGAGCGTCTATGTCTCCGGACAGGGCTTCGGTGTCACCTGGCGCATCACGCATGCTCGGGTTGCTCCTCCCCAGCGCCTGACTGCTGCTCAGGTGTTCGCGGACGAGATTGAGGAGGAGACGAATGCTCCGGCTGCACCTCTGGATGAGGAGGAGACGGCTCCTGTGGAGGCTCCTGCACCGGTTCCTGCACCTGCACCTGCACCTGCTCCGGCTCCTGAGCCTGCGAAGCCTGCTGCGAATCGCCGCCGCGCCGTAGCCGCAGCCGTGTAAAGACCTCAGAATCGGGCGGCGGGACGTGAAGGACAAACTCAGAATCAACAAACAACACCTTTTCCAATTCAGGCAGATCTAGCGGAGCCTCGATGTTCGTACAGAAGGGAGACGGGCGCAGGGAACGTTTTCCGCAGGTGACGCAGGTGTACACCGTCGGGCGCTGGATGATCATCTCAGGGGTGAGAATCCGAAGTGGTCCGTGGAGGCATTGCTCGAGGAAGCTCTCGATCGTCGTCCATCCCTCATTCAGGAACCGCTCAAAGGGAGCCTTGGGCAACCGACTCCAGAGATCGCTACTCGTCGTCCAGCCATCTTCCTGCAGCAGAGTTCCGAACTCATCCTCCTGAAACCACAGGAGCCGAACGTCTCCCGGATTGTCGCGAGCGTGCTCTGAGCATCCGACACGCTGGAGATCCTGATCATAGAGCCAATAGACATTCGCATGCGTATACCGTGGGTCGCGACTTCCGCGATAGACCTCTCGTCCATCCATGACCCAGAGATCTGAAACGACGTCGATATCGTTCTCCGTAATGTCCGGAGAGATGTCCGTGTAGACAAACTCGGGGGCGAGGATGGAATACATTACTCTTGCTAGTCAAACTTTACCGAGAGCGTGAACGCTGACAGGCAAATCGCTTTGGTCGCAGAGCGAGAGAGCTCGTGACGCTTCCGGCGGTCTCCCTCCTTCGGCTGGAGGGTCGTGGAGCAAGAATCCATGTCAGCTTGAACCGCATCGTAGTTCGCCTCAAGATACTCCAAGACCTCATCCTCGAGAACCCAATGGAAGAAGTTCAGCTGCCCGACGGTCGTGTTAAGTCCAAGGAACGTGATCTTCTTCCAGCGACAGAAGGGGTCGAACATCTTTTTCGAGTACGCCCGCAGGTTCGCCTTGTACCGCAGGTAGATGTTGACGTCGCGACCCTCAGAGGTCAGATAGGCGATGTTGTGCTTCTTGGCATAGTTGGTCACGAGCCAGTCGAGAAGGCGCAGGCTGATCTTGGACTCGCCCGTCAGAATCGGCTGGATGCGCTTGAGTAGGGTCTCGTTGGAATAGAAGGTGGACAGGCGCCGAAGGACCATGTCTTCTTTCGAGGTAATGGTCTCCATGTGTGAGTTGGGGGCTTTCATAGAAAATGGCTTCGTGTGTATAATGAGTGAGACAAAGCTGCCTGACGACTTCTGGACGGTGGAGATCGAGCCGGATCCCCTTGCGATGGCGCCTGAGGTCGGAGCCGAGCTCTCCCGCATCGAAGCCCACGAATCCGAGCTCGAGTCGATCGTTCAGCAGATGTGGTCGGACATGACGACGGAGACCAAGATTCTCGATGGTGTTGAGGTTCCCGAGCAGGAGGAGATTGTCATCCCGCGGATCACCGAGGAGGAGTTCAGGGCTCTCCTGGCGTCTCCCCCCGAAAACGAACCTTCGCAAACGGATGAGACCCAAGAGTAATGAACGATGCCCTCGCTCTCTGGCTCCTTGAAAATCGTCCCTATACTCATCTCTGGACTCGTGTCCGCCAGTTCATACTCTATTGCCGTACTCTACAGCCGCGACTCTCCTACGCTGCACTCAAACGTCATGTTACCCCCGTCGTTGAGTCCCTCATGCTCGGAGATGTCGGACGTCTCTGGCTCCGCGATCGCGCCTTTGAACGTGTACTCCGTCTTTACGGGCAAAACGATCAGCGTTCCGCCCAGTGGCACACGAAGCGAGGTGAAATGATTACCGCCTCCGAGGTCTACAAGGTCTTCGGCACCCCAGAGGGTCGCAAGGAGGTCATGCTTCGAAAGCTCGAGCCTCCGTCCACGGGCGACTCTGCGACCTCCAACCCGATTCCCGCACTCCTATGGGGAACTCGATTTGAGCCTGTTGCCAAGCGCATCTACGAGGAGATGACTCGCTGTACGATTCTCGATGTCTCCTGTGCTCAGCATCCCATCTATCATTTCCTCGGAGCCTCACCGGATGGGCTGATCATTCCGATGGACGATGACCCAAAGCGCTATGGTCGTCTGGTGGAGTTCAAGTGCCCGATGAGTCGCGTGGAGAAGCCGGAGATCCCGATTGGCTACGTGCACCAGATGCAGATGCAAATGGAGTGCACGGGGATTGATGAGTGCGAATACGTGGAGTTCCGCTTCAAGCAGGTGAACTATACCGAGTGGTCGAAGTCGGACAAGCAGAAGGGAATCTTCGCTGTCTATCCGGATGGCAAGGTGATCTATGACGTGGAGACCGATAGCGAGGACTATCAGATGATCTACTGGGTGCTTCAGTCGATCAAGAAGGACTTTGTACCCAAGGACCCGAACTGGCTCTCGGATCATCTCCCGCAGCTCCAGTCCTTCTGGGATGAGGTTGTCGAGCACAGGACGAATGGGACGCGTCCGGAGGAGAAGCCGAGTCTTCCTACCTTGAATCTTTAATACGACGAAGGACCTCTCGCATCAAATGGGGCTCGTACTCACGAGAATGCCCCTGAACCATTTTTACACGGTAATGAATCCCATCTGCGGGAATCGGTGTCGTGGGGTTTGGAATGTCTGTCCGAGGGATCGCAGGTCCAAGCGGGAGTCCAAGCACCTCTCCAATCGCAACATCATCGGGGTATGGGCTCGCACGAAGATCAGCCTCACGCTCAAGAAGACGTGCACAGACATCTGGTGTCATGAGAATCCCAGCGCCGGAGATATAGGGAATCCGGTCCTTGTACAGTCCGTGATACCCCGCATAGAGTGAATGCCGGGGAAGCGTATCGAGGAAGTCGAGGAGACGATCAAAGTTCCAAACGGAAGAGAGGTTTGTCCGCAAGATATGCGTATAGGTATGGAGGGGGAAGGCTTTCAACCCGTCTAGCGTTTTCCCCAGGATTCCGTCCCAGGATTCAGTCCCCGCAACCGTACAGGTGTCCGCAGTGATCTCAGGAGTTCCGGCTTCTAGGAAATAGACGTCAACGCCAGGAGTTGCGTGCAGATACGACCGCCAACAGGCTTTGTGCTGTGCATAGACCGGGTCGTCTCCACCAGAGATGATCAAGACAAGGAGTCGAGTCCGCGGAAGGCGAGCCAGATCGCGACGTCCAGCTGCCAGCGCAGGTTGAATAAAATTGTGCTGAATGCACTCGAGATCCTCGACTGCCCGATGGTAGTTCGTTGCGAGCGAGTAGTAGTCTCCGGCGTAGAGAGAGAACCATTCGGGGTGGCGGTCATAACAGTAGACCAAGATCTGCTCTTCTGCATGCCCGAACCCTTCTGTGATCTGCTCGTAGAGAACCGCATTGGCGAGGGCGAAGAACTTGGAGACATAGGATGCCTCAACTGTGAAGATCCCGGCGGCAATGCCACACTTTCCCTCGGCTGCGAAATAGGAGGAGAGGGGATAGAGTTCGGAGCGAGGACGGTACCGAATGGAACAGCAGGCGATTTTAGGACGAGGGGCTTGGAGGATCGGATGGACCGCATCTGGGATTGCCCGCACGACGTGAGAGCATCCGAGGTCAATCCACATGTAGTGAGAGGATGGGTATCTCTGGGCTGCGAGATAGAGTGCGTAGAACTTGAAGACACTCACCAGAAAGTATTCTGACGTGTTTCGGGGATCAGGAGAGGGATGCCGTTTGCGATTCGCAACGACAATCGGGAGCAATGTCGAATAGTAGTCATACTCAGCCAGTGGCTTCTCAACATACACCGTAGGGCGATCACCTCGAATTGCTTCAAGATCTGAACGTGTCTCAGCATCACAGAAGAGAACCATGGGCGCATCGAGCAGAAGGACGGGACGCCCGTGGGTGAGATAGAACTCTTTTGGACGGGCTTGATTGAGGTGAAAGAACATGCTCACAAGTGTGACAGGCATTATAGACTTGCGCGGGCGTTTCTGAAACTGCTTATACGCGTAGACAAAGAAACCAATATGCTGACCTACGTCACTGCATTCTATCCGACACGAACGGATGTAGACGTAGACTCCTATTGGAGTGAATTTCAGTTCCTCGCAGAGACCGGTGTTCCCCTTCTGGTCTTCCTCGACCCAGATGGTCCAGAGATCACCGTCCCACCCTCAGTCCGTGTCATTCGCAGACGTCTTCCAGCAGCTCCTAGTGATGTCATTCTTCCGGGCGCGAGAAACATCAAGAAGGATACAGCAGACTTTCTCTGGCTGATTCTTCAGAAGTTGTACGTGCTGTCCGAGGCACTCCAGTACACAGAGGCAGAGCATCTCGCATGGATCGATTTCCGCATCTTCCATGTGATCCGGCATAAACAGCTGGCTCAGACCAAGCTCAAGGCAGTCGCGTCCAGGACGTTTCCTGGACTGACGAAGCTTCTCTCCCCGGGATGCTGGGAAGGTTCTGTTGGAGCAAGCCTCTTTGACGCCATTCAATGGCGGTTCTGCGGAGGACTTGTCCTCGGTCCACGGGCTGCGATCGAACCAGCCTATCGCCGACAGATGGAGCTCGTCGAGGCACATCTCCCGCGCATCACCTGGGAGGTCAATTATTGGGCGATGATGGAGGATCACTTTGAATGGTACAAAGCCGATCACAATGACTCCATCGTGATGAATCTTCCCTATTCTCCTCGGATTGTCCGTCCAGGTGCAACCACATATTACGTGGATGGCGGACAGTATCGTCGGGTCCACGTTGGGCAGGCGATTGAACAGTCGCTCTTTTCCGCTCTCTGCGATGTCTCTGAGGATGGTGTTCTTCTGATTCCAAAGACAGATATGCTCGTGGAGTCCTCCGAGTATCGGCGGATGAAGCAGAGCGTTCCCTGGGATGATCCTGCGATTGCGGACGAAGGGTCTGTTCCTCGAGGGACTGTTCTCGCACTAGACACATCCCGTGGAATTTCCCAGACAGGAGTCATTCATTACCCGCTCGATGATGTGACATTCCGCGATGGGCTTCGGGTACTCTCCGGACCTCGCTGGAGTGATCGGAAGCCTCTTGCGATCTGGCGAGGCGGGACGAGTGGAGTTGAGCGTCCGACCGTACGGCTCCGTGTGGTCGAGTCCTTGCGAGACTGTCCGTATGCGGACGCAAAATTCGTACGAGGCGGGTGGCCGATGAATGATGCGTCTGTTCCAGAGGAAGACTATGGATCCCGGATTTCATTCGAGGAGCACCTCCAGTACAAGTATATGCTTGTCCTGGACGGCAATGGGGCTGCGTCATCTGCGCAGTGGGTCTTTGGGACTGGGTGTGTCCCGATCTTTGTATCCCATCCGGACACTCACTTCTGGCTGAAAGAGTTCCTGGTGCCGATGGTCACGTATGTACCGGTTGCGTATGACCTTTCCGATCTTCACTCCAAGCTGCACTGGCTTGCGACCAATGACGAAGCCGCCCAGTCCATCGCAGAGAATGCCTTGCGACTGGGGCAGACACTGTTATCTGCAGAGGGACAGCTTGGTTATGTCCGCCGAAAGATGCGAGCAAGTCTCTGCGCGAAGGTCTGAGGAGGAGGACGGTATTTCGCGACCCACTCATCAATGGTATAGGTATCGCTCATGCTGCGGTTGCAGCGAGCGCAAATGGGGACAAGGTTGTCAAGCGTCGTCTTGCCGCCCTTGCTCTCAGGAATGTTGTGTCCGCATTCATAGTCGAACACTGAAATCTTGTTCTTGCACCACGAGACTGCACATTTGGCATCAAACCGATGTCCCATGCGAGAAATCCACACTTGCTCCGCAAGGGCTTTCGGAATCTTCTTCTTCTTATATGGCTCACTCGAGAAGTCACGAAACTCCATTGTCACTTACCTGCGACGACGCGTAGACCGCTTCCGACGACGACCTCCGATGATCCGCTGATAGAGAAGAGCCCCCGGACGATCCATGCTCACTCCGAAAAACCGGTAGCCGGGTACAGCGGGATAGTACAGCCTGCCTCCCGTCGTCGAAAATCCCGGAGGAGCTGGGGTCCCCGGGACGTTGGCAATGAGCGCTCCCCGGGCTGGATCTGCTTGGAAGCCCGGAGGTGCAACGAGATTGAGCGGAAGGGGGATTCGCAGTTCCTGTGCTACCGGGACGGGATCAGCCGGACCCTGACGACCAGCCTTCTGCGTCTTGCGCAGCTTGCGCGTCTTGGGCATTTATACTGGGACAAAGGATTTATACTGGTTGACCTGGAAGGGAGTCTGCATGCCACCGATGGGTCCCATCTGGACGGGCGCAGGATCCATATGATTCGTGTACTGCTCGTACGAGGAGTACTCGCGCGCAACGGTGTTCCGAACCTGGGACTTGTCGAGGAACTCAGGCTGGAATCCTTCCCGCATGAAATAGAGCACGAGCATCAGTGCAAACAGGGCGACCACAAGAAGTGTCGTCGGGTTCATTATGGTATCTCCACGAAAAAACGAACCGCTTTCTGTCTAGAGAGAAGACAAGTACAATGCACCAGGACAAGGCACTTGAGACTCTCCGTACGTTTCTTGGACGGCGTGGGCTTGATACCACGACCGCTCCCGTTCAGGGAGAGCAGCCCGACAAGGTTAATCTCTACACGATCGGTCCCGTGCTCGTCATCTTCAGCCAGAAGGACAAGGGACTCCTTGAGCGTGATATCCGCACGTTCGTCAAGTTCGCAGAGGACAACTCCTATACCAACGGAGTCATCATCGTCCCTCTCGCGAAGCCATCCGCGAATGTCCTCCGCGTCATGAAGTCCTTCGCCAAGGATCGGGTTCAGTTCTTCTGGATCTGGCACCTGCAGAACGACTGGACGACGCACCGGTATTCGATGCCCCACCGGATCCTGACCGAGGATGAGAAGACAGCCCTCATCAAGCAATATACGCTGACGAACCCCGCGAGCCAGATCCCCTCGATTGATTCGCAGGACTATCAGGCGCGGGTCTTGGGAGCTCGACCGGGAGACATCCTCGAGATCAAGCGTCATAGCGACGTTGCGGGTCCGGCTCTCTACTATCGCTATTGTGTGGAAGACGTAAATGTTGCCTGAGAGTAATGCTTCGCGAGCGCTTCAGCATCTATCCAGATGCAACCTGTCCCGCGGGGACTGTCAAGGATCTTGCATCCGCCCCGATGGCATCCGTCCTGATCTGTATTGGAACTGCTGGGGTGAAGTCTGCGGGTGTGTGTCCGACCGGCGCTACTCCTATGTTCATCATGAATGACTCGCGTGATACCGCTGTAGTCTGCGTCCCAACATCGACGGCGAGTTATCCTAGGCTCGAAGTAGACCCCACGTCGTTTCCATGCAACGCTGGGGATTACCTCGGGTTTACTGAAACTTCGATTAAATGTATTCCGTCGGGGTCTGCAGCGACCACGACTCCACCCCCTAGCTCAGGAGGGTCTCCAAATGAGCCGCCTGCAACGACCACGACTCCACCCCCTAGCTCAGGAGGGTCTGCAACGACCACGACTCCAGCTCCCAGCTCAGGAGAGTCTCTGGATGAACTGTCAGCCCGTCTGACGTCCCTCCGCGCACAGTACACAACCCTGGCATCCCAGGCTACGTCAACTCCCGCCCAAGTCCCCACGCTCCTTCCCCAGATCCAGTCGATTAACCAGCAGATTGCGGGGGTGCTGGACCAGATGCTCACGCAA